ACATGAGAATGGAGTTAAATTATGGTAGATCCTATAGTTAAGTTACAGGAAGAATGGTATTTCTTTTCGGATATGCTAAAAAGTCTAGAAAAGAAGAAAGAGAAAACGCCTGGAAATGGTTTTGCAATAATGAAGTGCAAAGAAAAACTTAAAGAGTTGGATGAAATCTTTGATAAGATTGACTATGCAGCACAAGTAACTTATGATTGAGGGAGAATGAATATGTGGAATATAATCGGTGCATTATTGACTATTGGTGGTATCATGGCAGTAGCTGGTTCAGCAAATGACTGTGATGGTGCTTGTATAGAGTATGCAAATACTTTTGGTGAAATGCTAATAGTTATGTTTTTTGGGTTGACAGCAATGATTATTGGTGGTATAATATTATATAATGAAAATAAATAGGAGAGAGTATGTTAGTAGTTGATTATGAAGTTGATGAAGTTATAGATATGAATATGAGTTCTTACAGGGGTGTTATCAAAACAACCTATGCCAAGCTTGTAGAGGTTCTTGGTAAACCTACCTACACTGATTCAGACCCCTATGAAAAGGTAAATGCTGAATGGAATGTTGAGGTTGATACAGGTGAGGGTTTTGTAAAGTTCTCTATCTACAATTGGAAAACTGGATATGTTCCTACTGATGAATATGACTGGCATATTGGTGGTTTCAATTCTGATGCAGTTGACGCTGCATATGAGTTAATCAATGCAAGTTGATTATGAAAGATTGATTGATAACGCCAACACGGCGTATCAACGATGTGTAGAGTCTGGTTCTGAATGGGGCCAGAACTACTGGAAAGGAGTTATTAGTGCGTTACTCAAAAAGTCAAAAATGCATTAGTGACTTAGCAGAAGATTATGGTGAGTCTATAGATAATCTATCTATGGACGTTTTGATGGAGGCGATATATAATGAAGGGTATGCACCTACTACCAATCTATTACACGACAAACAAACTGAGCACCAAGAAGAAGAAACGTAAGGTATCTGCAAAGATGCAAAAGTCTCTTGACGAGCATGAAAAGTTTCTGAAGAAAATGGGGTATCAGCCAAAAGAAAATCGAGTGGACGTACCAATTTACGAACTACCTGATTATTCATCTGACCGTCCTAGTTTGCCGACTAGTGACGTTATTGCAGGGCCAAGCATAAAGAGAAAAGTTCCTCATTATGGTGGCAATGTTGTTATAGGACAAGCATATAATAAGGGTGGATTGCAAGTCTTATCTACACAAGAAGTAAAAGATCCAATGACAGGAAAACGAAGATGAGTCAAAATTATTGCACTACAAGAGGACTTGGTTGGGCATTCCTAATCATATCTATTTTTATAGTTGTTTTTCCTATGTTGGCTTTGATGATGTTGGTTGGACTAGATGACTACGCTAGATATTGTAATCTAAATATCATGCCGTGTTTCACTAGGACAATAGACTTTCTAAGTTCAACTCTAGGGTGATTGAATGACACCTAGAGAATCAGCACAGGAAGAAGCAGAAAGAACATTCAATGCATTCGTAACATACAGCAAACGTGGAGTTGTGTGGATATGCATTGGATTATTTGTTGTAGTATTTGCCTGCAACAATGGAGTCGAAACCGGCCCAAATGCCACAGGAAGTGGTTACAATGGAGAACAGTATAATCCATATAATCTAAATGTAAAGGATAACAAATGAGAAGATTATTAACAACAACAAGTCTTATCCTAGCACTGGCTACACCAGCACTTGCAGAGGATATATCCATATCAATGTTGAATAAACGTGATGATGGTGCGAAGATGGTATATGGTAAAGATATCGCAAGAATTGAAGTGGGCGATACGATTACTTGGACACCAGATTCAAAAGGACATAACGTAGAATTTATTGCAGGCCCAGACGGTTGGGAATCGCCTGCTAAATCAAAACTCGGTAAAGAGTTTTCTTACACATTCGATACAGCGGGCGTATATTTGTATCAGTGTACACCACACAAAACTATGGGTATGATTGCTATGGTTATTGTTGGAGAGGATATGTCTAATCTAGATGATATCAAATCAATGAAAATGCGTGGTAAGTCCAAAAGGAAGATGAAAGAAATACTAGAGGATTTGTAAGATGAAACTTTTAGACAAAATACCAGAGTTTTGTATGAGTCACTGGTTATTGCGTGTACCACTTGCAATAGTCTTTATTCAACAAGGACTAAGTAAATTTCCAGTGACATTAGATGGTGCAGAGTCATTTGACTTGCCGTACATCGTCTGGTGGTTTGCCGCCTATGGTGAATTGCTTTCTGGTATCGGACTACTTGTAGCTGGTGTAGGAACATGGATTGCATGGGGATATGAAGAGTATGCCGACTTATTGACACGATTTTGTGGTATTACGATCTGTAGTATTATGACAGGTGTTATTTGGATTGGACAACCAGAAAGTCTTTGGGATGTAATTCTATATGACAATCTACATGTATTCCTATGGGTAGGTGGATTATTCTTTGCACTAAGAGGGAATAAAACCTAATGCATATCAAACCAGTGGACTATAGAGTTGCGACTCTATTCGTACAAGAACGACACTATAGTCCAGTGATGCCCAAACTAACTAAACACTATCTAGGAGCCTACCAAGGAGAAGAATTGGTAGGCATCCTTACTTTGGGTTGGGGAACGAATCCAATGGGTACAATTAAGAAGATGTTCCCAGAACTTTCTACATGCGACTATTACGAGATAGGTAAAATGTGCATGGACGAAAAGATGCCACGCAACTCTGAATCACAGATGCAAAGTCTGGTTATTCAGTGGATGAAGAAACACACACCAAATGTCAAATACCTCTATACATGGGCAGATGGTATTGTAGGAAAGCCAGGATATGTGTATCAGGCAGCAAACTTTCTGTACGGTGGTTTTATATGGAGTGATGTATATGTAACGGATGAGGGTGAGAAGGTACACTTTCGTACAATACAACGCAAGATGAAGAAGGTAATGAACCGTATGGATACAAAGTATGGGCCTCGCCCCTCAGATGCACATATGGGAGAGCTAGGGTTCTCTAGAGTGTGGGGTAAACAATTTCGGTACATCTATCCTCTAAATAAACGTGCGAAGAAATCTCTAAAACAATCCACAATGGAATGGACAAGGGAATATCCCAAGGACAAAGACTTGCAGTGGAAAATCAAGAAGCCAGGCGAAACGTCATACACGATAAGTGACACAATGCCTTATGAACACAAAGGTGACAGTGTACAACATAACTCTAGTAACGTAAACAAGGTTGCAGACAAATATGGAGTATCGACACTAGAAGGATTCTTCACATGAGAATAGTCACCGCTGGACATGTACAACAACTTGTGCCACAACCCACAACTGAACATGTTATCAAAACAAAAGAGAAACCTCGTATTGTAGAACAGACTAGACGTTCTGAAACGAAAAACAAGAAAGAAAAGTAATGAAATATTTTAATGTAATTTTTTGGAGTATGCTGGTAATTGCTGGTATTCTTATGTTCACTGCTACGGATAGACTTGAGAATAGACTTGAGACTATGGAAAATAGAATTGATGAGATAAGTACGAAACTCAAAGATATGACAAAATGAATAATGATGAGAATACTCATTATGTCGTAATGGACAAAGCAAGAGATACAAAGGCTTTATGTACTGCGCTAACTATTGCTTGGTTTGTTGGTATGTGGTCGGAACAGAACTTTGATCTGATGGTATTTGCTTCTCTGGGAGCATATATATTAATTAGGATAAAACAAGTAAGGGGATAGATATGAACGCTGTCAAAAGAGTAGAATATTTGGAACAGAAACATAAAAAACTACACGACAAACTTGAAGCAGCCGAAGCAGAGAAAGCACCAGAACAATATCTCAAAAACATGAAGAAAGAAAAACTTGCATTAAAGGATGAAATAGTCACATTGAAACTTGCTAATTTCCAGTAAAGAAGGTGAATTATGGGTAGAATAACAATCGAAGGACTCAACGACAGACAATACAAACTTATGGATGCCATATGGAGTATGAACAACTATGACGAAGTAATGGCATTCAGAGTCACTCTACATCCGATTATGCGTAGAGAATTAGATGTGTTATTAGAACTACTCAGATACGAAGCACTGGAAGACGAAATCATGGCGATGCGAATCTTTCCAGAAGCCATGCGAGAGATTAAACGAATACGAAAGAAGTATAATTTTGATGATAAGTGAGGTGGGAAAGAATAAATGGGCTGTCTTTAACGACAAAGGCCGTATCGTTCTTTTGACACATCACAAAGGAGTTGCACTCAAGGTACTGAAGTATTGTCTTGACAATGATATGGAATATGTAGATGTCACCAGTACTCATAAGTCATAATTGCAAAACCCCATGTGATCAAGTGTGGTATACAGAACCACACCAGCTCAGAAAACTCTTCTGTCCATACTGTGGAACACTACAGATAGATGAGGACAGAACGGAGTATGAAAAGGTAAGAGGACAAGCGATTGATGAGAATGTGCCGCCCGAAATATGATTGGAGATTTAATATGAGTATGCCACATGTAAGAGAAAAAGACAAGAAACCAACATTGTACGCTGTATGGATAGAGATAGATACAGGCGAGTTTGATTATGTAAGACGAACACATGACGGAAAGGGATGGGGAATGAGTACACCAGTATTAACATTTTTCCAGAGAGAACATGCCGAACTAGAGGCCCAGAAATGGAACACGGGCCAAGTCGTAGAATGGACATCCTCTTAAATGTTGTATTTATTATTGCATGGTTAATATTTGCCTACATTGGATGGAGATATAGGGATTTGTGGAAATGATACTATTTTTGAGTATAGTATATGGGTATTGCTTTGCAATGATCGCCCTTACCATAGTCTTGCATAGGAGAAACACCAAATGAAGTTTTTAATCGTAGTACTATTCGCAACAGTACATGGAGATATATTCATCTTCAACAACCCCACATTCGACACAAGAGAAGAGTGTATGACAGCTGTGGTAGAAAACCCTGATAAACTCATTGCAAGACTTGTGCAAGAGTATAAAAGACCTATGCCTATTAGAGGAGTTAATTGTGTAGACACAGATACACTTAATGATCTTATGGAAAAGTATAAAGTACAAGTAATGCCACGAACAGATAAGGATATATGATCTATCTATTCTTGGTATGTGTACATATAGGACAAGGATTAACAATAATAGACATGGATGAAGGATTCTATACATATGAACAGTGTATGGAATCAATAAAGACCATAGGGGATGAGGTATATTGCGTTTCCAAGTACATAGAAATATAAAGATAGTGGTATTATCCTTCTTTACAACACTTATATGTACTATGGATGATGACGCTATAAGGAATAGACCTAGAGGGGGAAGAGAAGTGCGGAGAAAAATCCCACAGAATCCCAAATAATCCCAGTATTTCCCATTTCATTAAAAAGGTTAAAATAAATAGGCTAACGTGCTTTGTCTATTACATTAAAGTCCGTATTATACCGCTCGACCATTTTTTTGTCAAGCACTTTTTTTTATTTTTTTTTACTTTTTTTCTCTAAAAACGCTTGACATTGCTACCGAATCAGGGTATACTGTAAGTATAGAGTGAGTGATTCGGAGAGAAAAAACATGGCATATATCAACGCAGAACAAGTTAAATCAATTAGACTTGCTTTGAAAGCAGCATTTCCTGAGTATCGTTTCAGTGTAAAGAAACGACACCATTCAGAGGTTGCTGTAACTGTTACCAAGGGCCCTGCCTTTGAAGTACAGACTGTGTGGCATCATGGACAGGATCAGACTGTCGACCTTAATGGTGATGATGGACACAACATTAACCACTATCATACATACTGGTATGGGAAGTACCAGACATTCTTTGATCGTATCGTAACCATTATCAAGACAGCACCTTTCATTGCTGGTACTGCTGATGAGTTGTGGTTCGACAAAAGTGATTCGCAAAGTGACTACTTTCACACTGCATATTACATGAGTGTGGGTGTAGGTGCGTGGGATAAGGCGTATGAAGTCACTGCTTAAGTTACTGTTTTTACTGGCTATTATCTACGGAATATCTTTTCTGTATTTAATAGCTATTTTTCTTTAAAAAGGCCTTGACATGGGGGCTGGTTGTGGTATACTAGCTATGTTAGAGGATAAGAGATAGGAGTTGTTATGAATACATTGATTATTGATGAGTTATCTACGAGTGTTGGACAAGGTATCTTCTCTAGTAAGAGAAGTGCTATTAACCATGAAGAGATGCATTACGGGCCTGAGAACAAACGAGAGTGTCCTTGTGATACATGTCCTATGATGAATGCATGTATGTCTAATGGTACTGAGTGTAGTGCTATGAGGAATTGGTGTTC